GTTACGCGCCGCGAGCTCGCGCCGGTACACATGATCGAGCAAGTGTTGACCAAGGCTGGCGTGCGGGTAGCGATGATCCTGGATGCGATCCCAGGCGCCATCAAGCGACGCGTTGTTTCCCTGAATGCGGAGGACATGGGGCACATCGAGCGCGAGATTGCCCAGGCGCGCAACATCGCGGCGGCAATCTCGCTCGCCGACCTGGACGAAAAGAAGAATGCCGATGACGAATTGCCGGACGCGATGGAGGCAATGTACTGATGGATATGGCTGAGCCCGCGGTCCTGCACGAGATCGAGCGCGCTTTCCGGCGAGGCATCGCCGCCTTCGCCGTGCCCGAACCGTTGAGCCTGCCGGAATGGGCCGCGAAACATTTTTACCTGTCCGCCGAGAGCAGCTATGTCGAGGGCGCCTGGCGGGCCTGGCCATTTCAGCGCGGCATCATGGCGTGCATGAGCAACGATGATGTGCGCGAGCTCGATTTGCGCAAGAGCGCCCGCGTCGGCTACACCAAGATGGTCCTCGCCTGCATCGGCTATACCGCGCACCACAAACGGCGCAATCAGGCGCTATGGCAGCCTACCGACGACGACGCTGTCGAGTTCGTCAAGACCGAACTGGATTCCATGCTGCGCGACGTGCCGGTCATGCTCGAAGTATTTCCGGCTTTCCTGCGGCGCGACAAGGACAACACGCTGACGCAGAAAAAATTCCTCACCTCGATGCTGCACGTGCGTGGCGGCAAGGCGGCGAAAAACTACCGGCGCATTTCGATTGACACCGCCTATCTGGATGAGCTGGACGCCTTCGATTCTGACGTGGAAAAAGAAGGCGCGCCGGTCAAGCTGGCCGCCAAGCGTGTCGAAGGCGCGACCTTCCCCAAGCTGATCCTCGGCACCACGCCCAAGCTCAAAGGCTTCTCCCTAATCGAAGCCCGCGAGGCGGCCGCCGATATTTGTTTGCGTTACGCCATTCCGTGTCCGCATTGCGGTGAATTCCATCCGCTGACGTTCGGCGGCAAGGACGAACCGCATGGCTTCAAATGGCAGGCGCACGAACCCGCCACGGTGCGCCACCTTTGCCCGCATTGCGGCGCGCTAATCCATCAAGGCGATTACTTGACCGTGTGCGAAGCGGGTCGCTGGCAGTCCGACGAGGGCATCACGATGGACCACGCCGGCACGTTCCGCGATCGGTCGGGCGCGCGGATAGCGACACCGGCGCAGGGCGCCATGCACGGGTGGACCGCTTACAGGCCGAGTGTCGCGTGGTCGGCCCTGGTGAGCGAGTTTCTCGACGCGGTAGAAAAGCATAAAGCCGGACGCGACGAAGACATGAAGGCGTTCCGCAACACCACCCTCGGCGAGAGCTGGGCGGAACATATCGAAAAGACTGAAGCCACCGAACTGCAGGCGCGCGCCGAGCCGTTTCCGCTCGGGCGCGTGCCGAAAGATTGTCTGATCTTGCTCGCCGGCGCCGACACCCAGGACAACCGCATCGAGGTTGGCGTATGGGGTTTCGGGCGAGGCTGCCGCATGTGGACCATAGAACACAAGATCATATGGGGCAATCCCGCCGAAGATAGCACCTGGACCGAGCTCGCCGAGTATTTGTTCACCAGCGAGTTTCCGAACGCCTTCGGGCAATCGATGCGCATTGAAGCCACCGCGATCGACTCCGGCGGCCACCACGCGCAAGCCGTTTATGACTTCGCCCGCCGACATGTCGCTCGGCGCGTGCATGCGGTGCGCGGCTACTCGGGACGCGAGCGGCACATCAAACAGGGTGCCGGCAAAGTTGACATCGACTGGCGCGGCCGCGCTCGCAAGAGCGGCGTGATTCTGTGGCAGGTCGGCACCAATCTTGCGAAAGACTTGCTGCACAGCCGCCTGCAAATCACCAAGCCGGGCCCAGGTTATATCCACTTCTCCGACGAGCTCACCGACGAATGGTTTGCCCAATTCACCGGCGAAGCGCGAGCGGTGCGACGCACCTCCATCGGCGACGAATCGCGCTGGACGCCACTGCGGCGCCGCGTCGAAATTCTCGATTGCGCCGTCTATGCGGTTTGGGTGGAATCGCATCTCGACTTGGGACGCAAAGGCGAGACCTTCTGGGCGCCGCGTGAGGAATTGCTGCAGCCGCGCTCGATGGATTTATTTGCCGAAGTCGAGGCGGCGCCTACTCCGGCTCCGGTTGCAGTGCCGCGGGATACGGCGCCCAGCGAATCCGTGTCGATCGAGGAAATGATTCGGCGGGCGAAGCGGGAGCGTGCGTGTTCGCGGTAACGATTTGCCATAGCAATTGAGAGAACCATGGGAGAAGAGCGAGCCACGATTGTTGAGAGAACCAAGGTTGCGGAGCGAGCCAGACCGACCGAGAGAACCAAAAATGATGAGCGAGCCAATGGATTTGAGAGAACCACTACTGAAGAGCGAATCAATTTCTAAGGAGATTACTAAATGAGAGTTGAACGAGCTAACGAACTTGAGAGTACCAATGGAACAGGATGCAATCTGCTAAGCCAGCCCACCGTCATCATCCAGGACAAGGAAAACGTCAAGCGGCTAACGAAAGACATTGTCAAAGCCGCGCAAACATTGACGGATGACGAAGCGCGCTATTTGGTTGACTACTACTACATCACGCAAGAGGACCGCAAACGCGCTGATAATCAGACGCACGCGCTGAATGAATCCGAGGAGCCGTGCTTGGTGGTGCAGTGGCTTGCCGAGCAATCGTCGACGCTGGAAAACCAGGTCAAGCGCGCGCTGGATGCGTACACCGATGCGCATCCGATTGGCCAGTGGCTAAAATCCATTACCGGGATTGGCCCGGTGATTGCGGCGGGTCTGCTAGCGCACATCGACATCAGCAAAGCGCCGACCGCAGGACATATTTGGCGCTTCGCCGGTTTGGACCCGACTTCAATTTGGGAGAAGGGCAAGAAGCGGCCGCATAACGCTGCATTGAAAACACTCTGCTGGAAGATCGGCCAAAGTTTCATGAAGTTTAGCAATAACGAAAATTGTGTCTACGGCCAGCTTTATCGGCAGCGAAAGGCGTTTGAACAAGCCAACAGCGATGCGGGAAAACTCGCCGCGCAAGCTGCGGCGAAGGCGGAGAAGGTGGGAAAAAATACCGAAGCGTACAAGCACTATTCCCAGGGCAAACTGTCGCCGGGGCACATCGACGCAAGGGCCAGGCGCTACGCAGTCAAGCAATTTTTATCGGACCTGCATGCTTACTGGTACGAGCAGCATTATGGCGAGAAGCCGCCGCTGCCGTATCCAATTGCGATTTTGGGGCATGCGCATTTGCGGCAATAGCCAGGCCATTTGAGAGAACCACAAAGCAAGAGCGAGCCAATGACGCCGAGAGAACCAAGCAAGCAGAGCGAGCCACAGTACTGGAGAGAACCAACTTCAGCGAGCGAGCCAAATTAAAAGAGAGAACCATTATGTCGGAGCGAGCCATAGACACCGAGAGAACCAAGTTGATGGAGCGAGCCAACACAAGGAGCAGTCAGAATGACGCAAGACTTCGTACAGCGATTACTGAACGTCCTGGCGGAAACGCCGCGTGATGGATGGGATAAACGGGTGCGGACTGAGTTTGGCGGCGCAGTGCATTATTTCTCTCGCCGCACGCCGCAGTCTACTGAGCAGGTTCGCGAACTCATGCGCGCGGGGATCGCTGAGCGCACGGCGAGGCTGAAAGTGCGCGGGCGGTAGCGTAATGGATTGAAGAATCGGTTTCCACAATTTGTTGCGTTTATGTCTTGGGCCTGGGCGGCACGTTAAACTGATTTCTGCTTTCAGGCTTGGGTTGTGGGATGACGGGTTCAGCGGGTACTTTTATCCGCCGCCCAACCTTCAAACAAAACAATTCCCAAAACGCAGGATGCATCGCCCGGTCGCCCGCTTCATACTGCCGCCATACTCTATCTGTCGTGTGAATGAGCGCGGCGGCCGCTCGGCCTGTGAGCTCCGCCGCTTCGCGTGCCTGGCGAATTATTGCAGGCGCAGGGGATTCAATGGCGGTAGCGGTTTTCATTGCGCATCCCGTAATTCCAAGCGACGCTCCACGCGGCTTAGGCGCGAATCAAACTCATCAAAGCGCGCGCTATGCCGAACCACTTCGCCTTGCGTTGCGACGGAGTGAACTTCCAGACTACCCATCCGGGCTTTTAAGTCTTGGACGTCACGTTCGATACGATCCAATTGGGCTCTGATAGCCTTCAGATGTTCGAGCATTAAATTTTCAATGTTTTCGGTCATGATCTTTTCCCCTTTTTGTTTGCTTCGTCGATGAAATAATTATAGGCGCATTGCGCCTATCATGCAAATGTTTTTTTTGAAAAGTAACTGGCCGATGGGACCAACCTGCCGTTTTTAACTAGATTCGGCAAACGCATAGGGCGCAACATTCCGTCCCATGCAACGCATTCCCCCAATGTTGCGCGCCGGCGATTCCTGGGCCTGGCGCGATTCCTTCCCCGACTTCAAGGCGAACGATGGTTGGACGCTTGCCTATAGCCTGGTCAACGCCGCCGGCAAGATCGACCTGCCGTCGCTCGGTATCACCGCCGATGGCGCCGACTTCGCCATTGCCGTTACCGCTACCGTCACTGCCGGCTATGCCGCCGGCGTCTACACCCAGGTTGCCCGGGTCAGCAAAAGCGCTGACGTGCTTACCGTCGGCAGCGGTACGCTGCAAGTCCTCGCCAATCTACTAACCGCTGCCGATACCCGCAGTCATGCGCGCAAGGTGCTGGAAGCGATCGAAGCGGTAATCGAGCGGCGCGCCACCATGGATCAAGAAAACTACACCATCGGCACCCGCTCACTGGCGCGCACGCCGATTGGCGAATTAATCAAGCTGCGCGATTTATATCGGCAAGAAGCCTATGCCGAAAAAGCCGCCGAGGCCTTGGCCCAGGGCCTAGCGCCGTCCGGTCGCATACAGGTGCGCTTCTGATGAGCTGGTTATCGCGCATTCAAAACCGCCTCGGCTTTGGTCGCAAGGAGCACAAGCGCACATTGGACATGGCGCAGACGCCTGCCTTCACCAGCAGTTGGCCTACCCATACGCGCACCATCAATCACGACATCCAAGCCGGGCTATCCGTAGCGATAGCCCGCTCCCGTGGCCTGGCGCGGAATAATGATTACGCAAAGCGATTTCTCACGCTATTAAAAACCAACGTGGTCGGTCCCGCCGGTTTGCGCTTGCAAATGCGTTTCATGAAGCGCGGCAATGAAGAGCCGAATGACGTGGTCAACGAGGCTGTCGAAGCCGCCTGGCTAGCTTGGGGCGCGCGCGGCGTGTGCGAAGTCACCGGGCAATTAACCTGGGTCGAGTGCGAACGCCTGCTGCTCGAATCCCTCGCCCGGGATGGCGGCCTGCTGCTGCGCAAATTGAATCGGCGCGGCCCGAAACAATTCCAAATTCAACTGCTCGATTACGAAATGCTGGATGCTCGCTTGTACCGCGACCTGGGCAACGGCAACCGCATCCGCATGGGCGTGGAGATCAACGGCGACGGCGCCGCGCAAGCGTACTGGTTGCGCAATGGCGGCAAGCCGGATCTGGATCTGCGCAGTGCGGGCTTTGTCGTTGGCGATCACGTAAGAGTGCCGGCGGACGAAATCATCCATCGTTTCGTGGCGGAAGAAGCCAATCAACTGCGCGGCTATCCCTGGTTAGCGGTAGGCGGTCGCCGTCTGTGGCTAGTGCACGATTACGAAGAGGCGGCAGCGGTCGCCGCGAGCAACGCGGCGAAGCGGCTAGGGTTTTTTGTCAGTCCAAACGGCGAAGCACCGGCCGGCATCGCCGACCAAATTGTCAGCAGCGTGCTAGAGCAGGCGAAGTCCGCCGGCAAAGTGCTGTCGTCACAAGAAGTGCAAGCCTTGGTCCAGGCGGCAGAAAAGTTTTCCACCACCGTGCCCGGGCAATACGACACCCTGCCGTCCGGCTACGACTTCAAGCAATACGATAGCCAATACCCGCACACCAACTATGCCGATTATGTGAAGAGCTGTCTGCGCGGCGTCGCCAGCGGCCTAGGCATTTCCTACGTGACCCTCGGCAACGATCTGGAAAGCGTCAATTATTCCAGCGCCCGCGTCGGCATCTTGGACGAGCGCGAAGTCTTCAAGATGATGCAACGCTGGTTCGTTGCCGCCGTTCATGGCGATGTTGCCGCCGCCTGGCTGAAGATGGCCCTACTCGCCGATCCCAGCTTAGCGGGTTTGGACCCGGTACGTTACGACGCCTATCTGCAAGCGATCAGCTGGCAACCGCGCGGCTGGGCGGGTATCGACCCGAACAAAGAAGCTAGCGCCAATGAAACCAATCTGCGACTGAAGCTAACCAGCCGTCGGCGAATCATCTTAGAGCGCGGCGAAGATCCCGACGAGGTATTTCAGGAAATCGCTGACGAAGAAGCGCTGCTCGGACCAGTGCCGCAACAAGGCGTGGCGGGTGCCGCGCCAGCCTCACAGCCCGCCGACGATGAAACGCCCAGCGAGGACACGCCCGCAACCCCGCCCAAACGCGCCACGTTGGCGCCAGTGCGCATAGCAGGAGCTTAGTCTTATGCCAGTACGCGACGATATCCCTCAATTCCTCACGCGCGATTTCGCCATCGCCCGCGAGGCCATTAACGTCGAAGAGCGCACCATCGATCTAGCGTTCTCCAGCGAGACGCCGGTAGAGCGCTGGTGGGGAAAAGAAATCCTCGATCACAATCCCGGCGCCATGCGCATGGGCCGCGTATCGAACGGCGCCGCGCTGCTCCTCGATCACAATCGCGAGAATCAAATCGGCGTCATCAAACGCGCCTGGCTAGGCGACGATCGCAAGGGCCGCGCGCAAGTCAAGCTATCGCGCAGCGCCCGCGGCGAGGAGATCCTGCAAGACGTGCAGGACGGCATCCGGCAACTGGTCTCCGTCGGCTATCAAATTCATGAGATGAAACTGGAAAGCAGCGGCGATGCCGGCGATACCTACCGCATAACCGACTGGGAACCCGTCGAGATTTCCATCGTATCAATCCCCGCTGACGTTAGCGTCGGCATCGGTCGCACAAAAGATTTGCCGGAAAAGCCGGCGGCAATAAAGGAGGTAGCAAAAATGGTAACGGAAACTGAAGTCGGCAAACCGGATATGGCCGTAATGAATCAACAAGCGCAACAAGGCGAGCGCGACCGGCAGCAACAAATTCGCGCGTTGGCGAAGCTGCACAATATGCCGGATGTAGGCACTGAGGCCTGCGATAGCGGCATGACCTTGGACGCCTTCCGCCAGACCTTGCTTGAGCGCATCCAGCGCAGCGCGACGATTCCGCAGCTGCCGTCGCAAATCGGCATGTCGCCGAAAGAGACACAGCGCTATTCGATTTTCAAGCTGTTGAGGGCGCTATCGCAACCGAATGACCATGCCGCGCGAGAAGCCGCCGCCTTCGAGTTCGAAGCGCATCGCGCCGTCGAGGCACGCCTGGGCGTGAGCCGCAACGGCGGCGTCTACGTGCCCTACGAAGTGCAAAAGCGCGACCTATCGGTAGGCACCGCCGCCGACGGCGGCTATCTGGTCGGCACCGATAATCTAGGCGGCTCATTCATCGACCTGCTGCGTAACCGCTCCCTAGTCGTCCAGCTCGGCGCGGTCACGATGGACGGGCTGATCGGCAATGTCACCATTCCAAAACAAACCGCCGGCGGCACAGCGTATTGGCTGGCTACCGAAACGACCGCGATCACTGAGAGCCAACTAACCCTCGGGCAATTGGCGCTGTCGCCAAAAACCGTCGGCGCAATGACGGAGATTACCCGTCAGCTGATGCTGCAATCCTCACCATCGGCAGAACAGTTAGTCATGAACGATCTGGCCGCGGTGCTGGCGATCGCCATTGACGTGGCCGCATTGGCCGGTCCCGGTTCAGGCGGCGCGCCGACCGGCATCATCGGCACTAGCGGCGTCGGATCGGTCAGCGGCAGCAGCTTAGCGCTGGCCGGCATCATCGAATTCCAAACCGATGTCGAGGCCGGCAATGCGCTCGCCGACAACATGGCCTACGTCA